ACAGTAAGAAATACGGAGCTAAAGAATTAGATGAATGGTACGGGATGACTAATGTCGATGAGTTCATTTCAGAGGCTATGACTAATCCTGTATTCCAAGGCTTCCTTAAGGGAATACCTAGTCAGAATAATAAAAACCTATGGCAGACAATCATGGACTCACTTAAAGAGTTTCTTGGTATAGACGCTAAGGGGACTCTTTTAGAAGACACCGTATCAGCGTATAGTGATCTAGTCACAAAAAATAAGAAACGATACAGTTCTCTTGATTACCTCCCAGAGTCTTCACGCCGCATGTTCCCTACACGAAGTGGGCGAGCGTTCTTTAAGCGTACACAAGATAACAAATCGGGACAGCTTAAAACTTTAGTCGATGAGATGGAAATCGATACCTCTGAGATTAAGCGTGGTGGTAAAATAGCACTAGCTGGTGTTCGTAAATCTCTTGATCAAGTTGAAACGACTAATGATCTTGGAGAGCTATTAGCAGCTGCTGAAAGTAAACTAGAAGCCGAGCTTAGAGCAGATCCTTCTCTCAATCCCGCTAACCTTGAAAAGGGTGGTATTGTTGCAGCAGTACAACGTTTCAGTGAAATGACTGGCGTTGATAAAGATTTGATTCAGTCTGAGATTAATGCAGCTGGTAAGGACGCAGGAGAACTAAGACGTATTGCATCACGTATGTACGTAGTAGAATCCCTTGCAGCTGACCAAGCTGACAATGTGTTTAGAGCTGCTGAGAACATCCGCAAAAAGGGAACAGGAGTTACTGATGCTGACAAAGCACAGCTAGTCGGTACTCTTAAAAAGATGCTTCACTTGAATGCAGCGGGTTCAAACCTACGCCGAGGCTTTGGTCAAGGTCTGCAGTCTACACAGTTTAAACGTGTAAAACTTTCCCTGTCTGATGTTGAAATACGTTCTCAGGAAATCGTCAATGAGTTTATGGATAACAATACAACAGGTAACTTTGATGTACTTGTTAACCGTATCCTTCTTTCTGGTGATCCTGAAGACGTTGTACGTAACACCTTGGGTATTGCTAAGACAGCCCGTCAAGCTGACCCAAGTGGCTTTATGGATAAGGCTCAGAACTGGTACGTTAATTCGTTGCTGTCAGGGCCTCGCACTATGGTAAAGAATGGTGTTGGTAACTTCATTGCTCAATCGCTACTACAAGTAGAAGCAGCTATCGGCGGTGTCTTTGTTAACAAGGCTATCACTCGCCAAGTGTTAAAAGAGATGGCTACTTTAGAATCTTTCCGTGAAGGTATGGATTTCTTCCTAAAAGCCTACAAGATGGACGAGCAACTACTTGATGTGGGCCGCTCTCCCTTGGAGAACTCTGCTAAGACACAGCGCCCTCAATATTTTGAGGATGCAGCTCCTGAACAAACTATGCGACAAGCGTTCAACTGGATTGGAGACAATGTAGTTAACGTTCCCACAAAGCTTCTTCTCTCAATGGATGAGGTCTTTAAGCAGTCTATGTTCCGTCAAAATGCTAAGCTAGAGTTTACCCTCAAGGGAATGAAGCTAGGTATTAAAGATCCTGATCAACTAGCTGAGTATGTAGCTGACGGTTTGGATGCTGTGCTTGTTAACGGTGAACGAGCATTTAGTAATGCTGGCGTCATCAAACACGCGCAGGACACAGTCAATAAGATGGATGAAGCAGGTGTAGCCGCAGGGCAAGCTAGAATGCTTCCATCAGAACGAGGAGCTAAAGTCCAAGAGATTGTAGACTCAGAAACAGCGGTACGAGGAGAGAAGCTTAAGTCTATCGAAGAAGGCGGCCTAGGGTTAGAAAACTTAGAAGAGTTGGATAACATCGCAGCACGTTCGCTAGAACAAGCCCGCTACGGAACATTCACTAATGACGCAGGTAAAGCAGCAGAGCTTGCTCAGGCTGTTGTACAAACTGTGCCATTTTTAAAGTTCATCTTTCCTTTTGTACGTACTCCGATCAATATCCTTAAGTTCTCTTTTGACCGTGCATTCTTTGCTGCTCCTGAGTTAAGTAGGAATGTTATGGCTCGTATGCCTGACATGCCTATGTTGAAACAAACACAGGAACGTATGAGGGCCGAGCTAGAAAGCCGTGACCCAATTGCTAAAGCTAGGGCCATCGGTAAGATTAGTACGTCTGTTATGATTAACAGTTCACTTCTGTACATGATTATGGCCAACCGTGATCTTATCACTGGCGGCGGGCCAAAGGATGTAGGAGAAATGAAGACCTTGGAACAAACAGGGTGGCAGCGTTACTCGTTCCACATTGGAAACAAGTATGCTAGTTTCTCTGGCATGGATCCTTTAGGCACACACTTTGGTGTCCTTGTTGATTTGGTTGAGCAACTTGAACAGGGAGGCGATCTTAACACCTCCGTGGGTGAGCAGGTCTTTGCCGCAGCTACTGTGTCAATGACTCGTAACTTAACTGACAAGTCTTATCTTGCTGGTCTTCAGCTGCTATCTGATGCGTTGTCTGATCCTGAAAACAAAATGGAGAAGATGATCAACAATCTTGCTGGTGGCTTTGTTCCTAATATCCTTTATCAAGGTCAAGCCCTTGGTGGTGATACAACTACTCGTGAAGTACGTAATATTGCAGACGCTATTATGAAGAAGCTTCCTATGGGCAACGACCGCCTCGATCCGAAGCGTAATATCCTAGGAGAGCCTATCATTAAAGAGCAGTACAAGTTTGTAGGCCCTTTCAACCCTTCAGCTATGTCTACTCGTGATGGTGATGTTGTTTTTGAAGAACTAGCAACGCTTGAACACGGCTTCTCTAATCCTAGCACTAAGCTGGATCGTATGATCGATCTAGACGAATATGTGAATGAAAAAGGACAAACAGCACATGATCGTCGTTTACAGTTGATGGGTGAAACAAAGGTAAGAGGACGTACAATGAGACAAGAGCTAGAACGTCTTATTAGGTCGGGTAAGTACCGCAAGCTAAGCCCCTACTCCGAAGCAGGCTTTAAGAGCCCTCGTGTTGATCTTATCAATAAAGTAATGGGCAAGTACCGCGCTGCTGGGCTTACTAAAATGATGGAAGAGTTTCCAGACATCCGTAAGAAGTATCAAGACCTAAGAAAGGCTAAGACACTTGCAAAACGAGGAGCCAATGAAGACGCCCTTTCTGGCCTACTAGAACAATAATTATTATGGAAGATAAAAACAAAGATCTATTAGAAGAGTTAATGACTCTGACTATCGCTGACCTTATTGAACAAATCAAGAATGGAGAAGCTACGTCAGGGCATCTAGGAGTTGCACGTCAATTGCTAAGAGACAATCAAATTACTTGCAGTATTACTGAGAGTAGCCCACTATCTGGGCTCGTTGATATCCTACCATTTGATGAATACTCAGACTCAGACTCAGATACCAGAGAAGCTAAAGGACTTTAGGAACTTCTTGTATTACGTATGGCATGCTCTTGAGCAGATCAAACGTGATCCAACTCCTATCCAATACGACATTGCAAACTTCATGCAACACGGCCCTAAGCGCGGTGTTATTCAAGGTTTCCGTGGTGTGGGTAAGAGTTGGATCTGTTCAGCCTTTGTAACGCATCAGCTACTGCTAGACCCTAGTAAAAACATACTTGTTATCTCTGCGTCTAAGACGCGTGCTGATGACTTCTCTACGTTTACTCTGAGGCTGATGCATGAGCTACCACTCTTAATGCACCTTAAACCTAAGAACGATCAACGGTTTAGTAAGGTATCTTTTGATGTTGGCCCCGCACCAGCATCCCACGCCCCCTCTGTTAAGTCATTGGGGATCACCTCCCAGCTAACTGGTAGCCGTGCTGATCTCATTATCGCTGATGATATTGAAGTACCCACAAACTCAGCTACACAGGCAATGCGGGATAAACTGAGTGAACAGATCAAGGAGTTCGATGCTATCCTTAAACCGACGGCAGACGCCAAGGTCATGTTTCTAGGAACTCCACAATGTGAGGACTCAGTGTACAGAAAGCTAGGAGAGCGTGGGTATAATCTAAAGGTATGGACGTCAGAAACCATATCAGAAAAGAAGAACGAACTAGTCTATAATAGCAGCGTGTCCAGTCTATGTATAGATGAAGCCGAAGGTATGGCCACTGAGCCTAGTCGCTTCACTGATTTCGACCTTAATGAACGTAAGATATCCTACGGTTCAGCAGGGTATGCACTACAATTTATGCTTAATACAGCGCTGTCAGATGTTGATCGCTACCCACTAAAACTAGGTAATCTACTTATTCATGATGTTGATCCTGACGTAGCTCCTGAGAAACTAGTATGGTCACAATCACCAGACCTAGAGTGGACTAATCTCCCCTGTGTCGGTCTTCGTGGTGATCGTTTCTATCGACCAATGAAGATCATAGGAGACATGATCCCCTATACTGGTTCTGTTATGTCTATTGACCCCTCTGGTCGTGGTAAAGATGAAACTGGTTATGCTGTCGTGAAGATGCTTAATGGTACTCTATATGTTCCTGAAGCTGGTGGTGTTACTGGTGGCTATGAAGAGAAAGCTTTAACAGAACTTGTTCGCATTGCTAAGAGAAATAAGGTCAATGCCATCATAATAGAGTCGAATTTCGGTGACGGTATGTTCACTTCTCTCATCTCTCCTATATTTAAACGAGACTATCCCGTAAGTATTGAGGAAGTTAGGCACAATGTGCAGAAAGAGAAACGCATTATCGACACTTTAGAACCTTTAATGGCAGGCCACCGCCTTGTTATAGACCCTAAAGTTGTAGAGAATGACTACAAAACTGCACAAGTACACTCAGCTGAGACACAATTACACTACATGTTGTTCCATCAGATGACCAGAGTCACTTCAGGAAGAGGCGCTCTCCGTCATGATGACCGTCTGGACGCTTTATCTATAGCCTGTAACTACTGGGTAGAACAAATGGCACAGACTGCAGAAGAGAAAATGGCTGATAGAAAGGTCGATTTACTCAATAATGAGCTAGACAACTTTAAAAACGCTTACTACGGTAGGAAGAACAACAAAACATCCTCTTGGATGTAATCAATTTGTTATACGTGTGTGTATATATGTGTGGCCCCTCTAGGGAGTTTCGACTTTCTAGGGGGGTTTTCCACATTAGGAACATGTGCTGACTTTTGTTGAAAATTTACGAGAGGGTATATATCGCTGCGAGAAACGAACCCGCCCCCTATGCCCCTTCGATCTCGTCGCGCGGGCGCATAATGCCTCCGCATGTGCGATCACGAGGCAAATTGTGGTGCAATTAGACATAATATGTATTGTGCCACAGTTCCTGCAGCCGCACATCATGACGGATCATAGCGGATGATGACAGGCGCATGAGATTTTCACCGATCTTGGCTGTTGGATTGACACGTTTGTTTGTTAACCAGTGTTTTTTGTTTGCCAACAAGTTGGAGCGCAGGCGCTGGCCCAGATGTCTTCGCAGGAAACTGTTCGCATTATGCCTAGGGTTACGCAGTGAAAGACTGACTTTGAAAGGTGGCAAAAGTCTGCAAATTTTTTCTTACCTTTTGGCATGATACCGACCGCATTATGCACAGGGTATCGCGCAGGAAAAAAAGGATCATCGGTAAAACAAGGGTCTGAAACTTGACAGCTTTGTTATAATGATGGGGCAACATCGTTCTTTTCACCTCTCAAACACATCGCCAATCACGGCACATCATCCACATCATCCACACTATGACATCCATGACATCCACATCATCCACATCATCCACACCAACTTCGTTCGACGACGATTTCAGCTCGTTTCTCGAAGGAAAACCCGACCCAGATATCACGCCGTTCTGCCTTACCGAAGCGGACGAAAT